ATTTAATACTGTATTAAAGTATTAAATAGTCGTTGTATATATAAATCTGTTTGATTAGCAAACGGAATATTTTTATCGGCTAAGAATTTTTCGAACTCAGGCTTAAAACCTTGAGAAAATAATGAAGCTATTAATTTAGAAATTTCTTGAATTTGATTGTTTTCAGACATATTAAATTATCCTTATATTATAATGAATCAAAAAAAACACCTTTTATCACAAAACCAATAGCAGCTTCAATTGTGAAATCATCAATAAAATCACTATGTTCGCCGATTTTAAATGTCAAATTATCTTGTGATGCAGTATTATAGTTTATAATAAGATGATATGATCCATTCTTTTTATATGTTTTAATAGAGTTCACTGATTTAATTTTATCAATACTGCTAACAATATTGTAATTATAAGTTGTTGTATATTGTTTATTTTGAGCAAACGGTATAATTTGTAATCCACTAATATTTTTCGGTAAATTTTGAGAATTTATTAAGTCGACAGCACCAAATTCATCAGTTTCTTCTAATGTTTTAAAAACATTGTCGATAACATATACATATTTATTTATTTCAGTATTATATCCATAATCGTTTTTTTGAAGATTTACTTTGTTGCCATCGAAGCCAAATTCTTTTAATTCATCAAATGTATACCATTGATAAAAAACATCGTTATTATTAAATAACTGTTGAATACAATCTTTACTAAGTATTGTATTACTTCGATCATGTTGTTGTTCTTTTATCCAAGGATATTTGAAATTATTTTTAATTTTTACTTTTACCTCGGTAGTCCCAGGTTTAATTTTAGACAACATACTCCCACGTATTTTATCGTCAAATTCCATTGATTTTTGTCCGACAGGAATCGTAAAATTTTCACCTAAATATTCGACTTCTAATGGTTCGTAATATCGATTAACAATATGGTGTAAATAATCAGAATTAGAACTAGAAAATAGTGATTGATTTATAAAGAAATATCGTCCAAAAACACTAGGCACAGTGTATACTGTTGCGCCATCATCAGGAGTCGGAACATTTCTTGTGGAATGAAGGACATCTTTAAATTTGCCTTTATAACTAGAAACAATATCGATATTATTTTTTAATTCATCGAATGTTTCCGCTAATCGTACGCCATCTTCAATCGTTGCAATGCCGCCGCTATCGGCAGTGAATTTTACACCGTTAATTTCGTATTTTTTATTCGGAAGCAATCCACTAACTTTAAGAATTCTAGGATCATTTTGATCTGGATATATAGAAACATTATCAGAGAATAAAAGTTCCGATGGATTTTCATAGAAAATATATCCAAATTTAACATAATTTTTATTTCTGTGTTCACTATCATCTGCCATAGGATAAGTAAAATCTTTAGAACAATTTTCTAAGTATTTACTTTCTTCAGGTTTTTCATATCCTTCAGGAAGATTTTTATTCATAGGAACCCATAAAATTTTAGCATATGGGAAAGGATTTTCTGCATCTTGTTTTACTGTAACAGTCAATGAACCAGATTCAGGAAATCTATATACAGTATCATTAATTTCGATATAGCTAAAAGGTTGCCCAGAAAATGTTAAAATATAATTATCGTCTTGTTCTGTTACGACGCCGATGCTTACACCAGTACCGTAGGCAACATTAATATTTCTAAATAACTTTTCTAGATAATATTTTGTTTCTTCCGGAAAGGGAGCATCGAGATTTTCTAAAGCAGTTTTAACCAAAGAAAAAAATGTATAAGGTTTATAAGCAGTAATCTCGTTAGCTATATCTTGTATTTTATTATCAGGCATGTATACTCCTTATTTATTTAATCGATGCTTTTATTAATTTTACATTATTAGTAACGAAGATTGTCGGAGTAATTGATTTACCGATCATGTTTCCATCTTTATCGCAAATAAATATTTTTTTATTATTTTCATCCATAGCGAGAACTTCAGCTTTTGATACCGGAATACCACCATTAGCTTCAGTTTGAGACGGTACTTTTATAATGGAACCCATGAAATTAACATAATATCCGGCTGCGTCGAAGAACTTAGTATTAGCAAGAACTGGTTTAATTCTTGCCGGGAATTCTTGATCATTAGTTCTATCGATAGCAGTATTTACAGTTAATCGAACATTATTTAACTCTTCTTGAGTTAAAAGATCCATGATTTGAACATTCGATACGTTTGTTCCTTCTGAATTATTTATATGAACTTGATTATATTCAGGATTTTTATAAACTTCTAAAAATTCATCTAAATCGAATGGAACATCGACGGAATTATTTTCTAAAAGAATATGTTCTTGACTATTAAATACTATTTTTATTGGTACATTTGAACCATTTGTAAAATTAATAAATCCTTTACCCGTAGTATTTTGAGCATCTAATTTACTTATCCAATGAGGCACTACATCGTAACGAGCTTCAACGTTGTTAAGATATTTTAACACACCGATAGCAGGTTCTTCGATTTTTTCATATGTCTCTAAAGATATAGAAACCTCTACAGTGTCGATAATATCTTGAGCAGTTTTGCTATTCGTATAACCAACAGGTTTTTCTTTTTTATATGGAAAATTAACGACAGAAATATAGAAATTGAGAATATCGTCTGCCTTAATTAAAGCTGGTACGCTAAAATCTACTATTTTACCTTCGCTATCAAAATGAGTAGTAATACCGTTAATTTCGATATAACTATCAAACGGACCTGTTAGTGACACAATATAATTATTGTTTTCTTTCCTAACAGAGCTCAGCATAACCACATTAGGGCTTACTCCCATATTCATAACTAATTTATTTAAATAATGTGCAATGTTTTCGGGAAATGGTGCTTTGTTTTCTTTTAAGGCTTTACTAAAGGCCTTAATAAAAATCTTATCCTTATATTCTAGAATTTCATCAGAAATATTTTGTATTTGTTCGAACATATATATCTCCTTAACCTATACGTTTCCACATATTAACTACAATATATGGAGGCATATTATTGTGAGGTTGGTTTTTACCTGATGGTAACATATTTATATTTAAATTGATAGTATGATTATGAGAAGCATCGATAACGTAATTTCGTCCTGGTGAAGAATTTCCACCATCCTTAGCATGAATTCCATATTCACTTTCTTTCGAAACTATTCCAAAACCATCCTTATAAGGAACATCTGTTATATCTCCATTTGGTCTAATAGTCGAAGAAAATTTACCAATTAATTTTGCTGTACTTGTAGTATTACCATTAATATTATTAACATCATGACTATGAGAAGCTAATTCATCTTCTGTTAAACGATGTTCTTTTTCGCCACCGACTTGTCCGAGATTAAAGCCGTCACCACTATTAACAAGCATACGACCAGAAGGCATACGTTCCCAGCTACCGCCAAAGATAGCAGAAGGTTCGACATTGTTAACGTTCATATAAATAGAACCAACAGGATATAATTGACCAGCTAATCGATTAAGCTGATCGAGCGCTGAACTTAATTTTTTATTTAACTGTCCTACTGTTACAGCATCGTTTAATTCAACACCGTCTGCCACATTACTAATAACACGTTTAGTATCACCATTGCCAACAGATACCTGATTGGCTTGCGTAGCAACAGAATCCGCGCCTAATGCAATACTGTTTTCACCAGTTGCTGAAGCATTAACGCCAACGGAAGTACCACGGCCCAAAATAGAATTACCGATAGACATTGCTTTATCTCTGAGCTTGTACGCAATTGTCGTAGCGATTTTTGTGCGACCGCCCTTAGCAGATATAGAAATATTATCGCCAGCAAGAAGCCCGTTAATACCTGTTCTTTCATCGATCTCCTCTTTAGTATACGTTTCGTCACGGCCCATAAATAATTTAGCTGTCTGACTCTTCGTATAATATGGAGTTAAATCGACATTGGCATTAATTTCGTTATCGCTGCTAATCGTAATCGAATTACCAGCTTTTAATTTATCTTGTTTCGATTCTTTTAAATTTTGAATATCTTCAAAATTCTGAATCATTTCATCAGGTTCTTGAATATATACCTGATCATCTTTATATTTATTATCAGCTTTCGCCTTTTTTAATTGCAATGCTTTTAAGACATTGACTTTTAAAGATTCGACTTTTAATTTATTCACTTGATTAATCCTTCCCTTGTTAATTACTTAACAAGTCTAAATAGATTAATTCGATTAGCAAGCATAGATCGCAACGGATATTTACGATTTTTTATACCTGCAAATTTATATCCTAAATATATACTTTTCTTAAAGTATCGACACCATTGTCGATCGTCTTTAAGACAGAATATATTATTTTTAGTATCGATCGCAAAGAAAAAATCTTTTTGATCGACAATCATCTTTACGTCGTTATAACGTACATATTTACCGAAAATATAATAAGCAAATCCGTATCCGCAATTACGATATAACCAAGCACATCGACATATATATCGTTGGAATTTTTCTTTTAACGTAAAATTCTCGTCGATAAGATCAACATATCCAGGTATTATATAGCCATCGCCTTTATTCTCGTAATGATATAAATAATGTTTATTAAAATCATAACGAGCAAACTTTGGTACATTGCCTTCATATATCATCCAAGCAATATCAAGACAATTGTCATAGGTTTGCCATAGCTTAAATATTTTAGGCAAATTACCATATTTATCTGCAAATAATACGACGAACCAATTTGTTAAATAGCATAGTACCATACAGAGCATATTAGCTCCGCATAGTACTAACCATTTAATATAATATTTACTCGGCATCATTCTTTTCCTTATATGTTCCGACTTCACTATTATATTTACTATTTATAAATTTATTAGCAATTTGTGTCGCAGCAGAACCGCCACCAGTTAAATTAGCTAACGTATCGTAGTGTTGCCAATTATGTCCTGTAATTACTAAGTATAACGTAACACCGACCAATAACAATAATAACGTAAAAGAAATGACGCGTGTGTAACTAAGTCCTTCGTTTTCAAATAGCATCATTTTAAATATTTTACTCATTTTATTTCTTACCTTTTTTCTCATGTAATTTAAACTTTACAACATTTAAGTCGACATCGGTAATGCGATCGATTACATCTTTCGGAAGACTATTAATAATTTCATTATTATAACGAATTAATTTCATGTTTTCCTTAAAACTAAATAATTCGGTCAATACTATATAACCGTAACATATCCATGCAATAATATCGAATACGTCCTGAAAATATAGTATATGGATAGTCGACGGAATTACGATTGCATCTAATAAAAATGCGAAAATACTTAAAACACTATATTCGAATAATTTAAAGAGAAAGCCGCGATAAAATACGCGGCTTGATTTTTGCTGTCCCCAGCCTCCCCAAAATACATCGATAATCGTTCGATAATGCCATAAAGGTTTTTTTGAAAAAGTAAGAGCGAACAATCTTAACAATGTATCGACAATTAACATAAAGAATATAATCGTATACATCGTTAAGAATGTTTCGACTGCTTGAGGAGCAATATTATATAACAATGCTAATGCATTTATTAATGTCATTGTTCTCCCCTATATAATAAAAATTATTCACCTTTTAATGCTTTAATCGCATCGAGAATAGGTTGTAAATCAGCTTGAGTGATAAAGCCTTTTTCTTTTAACTTAGTTTCAATATCTTCAAGTTTTAAATATTTAGCTTCTGCTTGAGCTTGAGTTTCATAAGCACTTAAATCTGGAGCATGGATTCCATCTACAGTATTTTTCAATTCTGTGATTTTGCCTTCCAACGCTTCTTTTGCTTCATTAACTTTACCTTCAGCAGTTGTAACAGCACCATTGACAAGAGCCTGTGCAGCTTCTTCGGTAACTAATTCGCCTTTAAGTTCAGCTTTAGCGTTGTCAATATCTTCATGAGATGCATAGCCTTTGCCAGTAAGAATTTCATCTAATTTAGTTTTTTGATCTTCAGTGAAATCTGTAGGAGCAGCTTTGCCTTCTAATGCAGTTACACGAGTATCGATAGCTGGAACAGTAGTATCTTTTAAAGTATTGATACTAGCTCTTAATTGACCGACACTAGTATCCATGCTTGCACTATAGCTACCAAGATCTGCATTTGTAGCATAGTTCTTATCACGAAGGATAGATTCTACTACACCTTTTTGATCTTCAGTTAAAGTATCTTTTGGACCATATTTAGCATCGGATTCAGCTTTCTTAGCATAAGGAGTTAAGTCAACAGAAGCACCAGTACCGGTAGCTGTCAAAGTTTTTGTATCGGCATCATAAGATAAACCATTACCGAAAGTAAGAGCATCTTGTTTAGCCGTAACAGCAGCACTCGTAGCGATTGCATCTTCGATATTTTCAGTCGTTACATATTGACCTTTAGGAGCATAGTAACCATCGGCAGTTTCTTTATCGAGATAACCTTTACCTACAATAGCTGTATTAATAGCATTTGCAAAAGTCGGAGTAGTTGCTAATGTATCGAGTTCGCTACGTAATACGTAATCGCCTTTAGTTTGATATAGGCTAGTCGCAGCACTTACATCAAGTTTATTAGCAATAGCCGTATTAACTTCGTCGATTTTAACTTTATTTTTACCGATTTGATCGTCGACATATTCAATAGTCGCATAGTTGCCTACGCCTTGATATAAACGATCTGATTCATTCTTAGTGATGTAACCATCTTTAAGAGTATTAGTTAAATCTTCACGAGTTAAGTAATTACCTTTAACTTGGAAAATGCCTTTAAGAGTTTCGAGGTTAGTCGCAAGTTTAGCATCGATAGCAGCATCAGTCTCTTGAGCTGTCATCATGTCGTCTTTAATACGAGCAATTTCAGTACCGTATACGTCACGAGTCCAAGCAGCAAAATCGACTTTAGTTTGATAAGCAGCAGCAGCTTCTTCAGACTTATCGTTAATAGCTTTTTCTAATGCAGTCTTAGCAGCAGCTAATGCATTCTCTTGTGCTGTAATAGCTGTATTAAGAGTTTGTTTTGCATCTTCGAAATCAGTAATTGCTACTTTACCAGCTACTTCATCTTTTGTAGCTTTCTTAGCCAATTCAGCAAGAATAGATTCAACAGAAGATTTATTGTCGTTAACACCAGATTGGATATTAGCGATAGTTTGAACGGCATCTTTAAGAGCACCTAATTTATTGTCGACAATACCTTCGACTTGAGTTTGAGTCAAGCCACTACCACCAGCAGCAATAGTTGCATTATCTAATTGTTGTTTAGTAGCAAATGTGTCGTCAGCATATTTTTTAATTTCGGTAGCTTTCGCACCGATTTCAGTCGTTACGTCAGCTTTCTTAGCATATACATCTGCATCATTCTTCGATACGTATACATCGCTAAGACCGGCAACGGCAGCAGAAATATCTTCTGTTACTTTAGCAGATTTAGCATATGTATCGAGATCAGCAGTATGTACTAAATTATCTTTATCGAGGCCGTTAATCAAAGCTTCATTAGCATTAGCTTTAGTTTTAACTTCTTCTAAAGCAGCAGCTGTAGCGTATTCACCTTTTGGTTGATAATCACGATCGCCAGCTTCTTTAGTTACATATTCGCCTTTTTCTTGATAGCCAGCAAGTTTAGCTGTAAGTTTAGTATCAATTAAATTAGGAACAGTAGCTGTTTCTAATGTATTTAATTTTGTATCGAGTTCAGTTGCTTTAGCTTCAAATACATTTTTATCAGCTTTATCAGCAAGAGCACTTACGTCGGCTTTAGCTAACAAATCAGAAGCGTTTTTGTCAGCTTTAGCTTGAACTGCGGTCAGTGCACTTACGTCAGCTTTGTCAGCAAGTTTTTCATTAAGTTTAGTTTCGCCTACGAATTTTTCTCGAGCTACAATAGCATCGACAACTTCTTGAACTTTATCGGCTACAGCTTGTGCATCCAGGCTAGCGCCTGTGCCAGTACCACCATTAAGAGCAAGGTCGTTAACTTTAGTTGTTAATTTACCAAGATCTTCAATTGCTTTTTCGACTTTAGTTTTTGCTTCTTCAAGGCCTGCGGCATTTTCAGTTGCTTTAGCTTTAGCTTGTTGAGCAGTCGTATTTACTTCACGAACAGCAGCATCGGCAACAGCTTTAGCAGCTTCGATATCTTCAGCTACTTGTACTTTATCAGCTTTATCTTTAAGTTTAGATATAACGTCGTTTTTCTCTGCATATTCTTTAAGAGAAGCTACGTCAGCTTTTTTAGCAAGAGCTTCATTAACTTCATCTTTAGTGAATACTTTATTTAACTTATCAAGTACAGTAGTCAAATCAGCTTGACCAGCTAATTGTTGAGCCAAATCTTTTAAGGATTGAAGAGTAGTAGGATCTAAAGAACCGATAGCTTGTACTTCAGCTTTAGTTGCATATTCACCTTTAGGTTGATATGTTTCATCAGCAACTGCTTTAGTTACATAATTAACAAGAGCAGCTTCAACTTCTTTAGCTTTAGCATCGGCAGCAGTAGCTTTTTCTTTAGCTTCAGTCACAGCTTCACCAGTTTTAGCTTCAGCTTTTGCTTCTTCAGCAACAGCCTTAGCAGCTTCGATAGCTTGAGCTAATTCATCTTTAGCACCTTTTAAAGCTTCTTTAGTTGCCAATGGTTCAAGTGCAGTAGCGTCAGCTTTATTTACAAGAGCTGTATTTGCTTTAGCAGCTTCTTTTGCAGCATCGGCAGCAGCTTGTTTAGCTTCAGCAGCTTCGGCTTTTGTAGCTTTTTCTGCTAATGCCGTATTAACAGCTTCTTGATCCGCCTTGCGGCTTAATGCTTTTTCGTTTTCTACTTTAGCTTGTGCCGCATCAATTTTCATTTTAGATACATCGTCAGCAATACCTTGTACTTTAGCATCGTTCAATGTATCGGCAGATTTACGAGCAGCAACTTCAGCAGCAACAGCAGCTTTATTTGCATCGGCTTCAGCTTTAAGATTATCAAGTGCTGTTTGATCAGCTTTTGTAGCAAGAGCAGTAGCGTCCGCTTTGGCGGATACTTCTTCTTTTGTAGCAAGCGGAGTCAAATCGCTAGCATTAGCTTTTTTAGCAAGTTCAGTTTCGATAACAGCTTTATCGGCTTTATCGGCTAAATCAGATTTTTTAGCATATGTAGCTTCAACTTCAGCAGCTTTAGCAAACGGAGTTAAATCAACAATAGCTTTAACTTTTTCAGTAAGTTCGGCTGCTTTGACTACGTCGTCGGCAGTAGCTGCTTTAGCAATAGCTTTTTCAAGATCAGTATCTTTATCGTTAAGTTTTTTAATTAACTTATCGATAGCATCTTTATCGTATACTTTATCTTTATCAGCTTTCTTAGCAATTTCAGCAATGCTATCTGGGTTATCTTTTAAAAGATCGATCGCGTCTTTTAATGTTTTAAGATCTTGAGCAGATACACCACCTGTAGCTGTTTCGAGTTCTGCTTTAGTCGCAAATTTAGCAGCAGCAGCTTCGTCGGCTTTACCTTGAGCTTCAGTAATTTTTTCAGCTACTTTAGCATCGGTGATATATTCGCCTTTAGGTTGATATTGAGCAGCAGCTTCAACTTTACTCAAGAATGTAATAACATCTTGTGCTTGTTTAGCAGCAAGATCGGCAGCTACTTTAGCTACAGCAGCTTGATTAGCTTCAGCTAATGCTTTGTTAGCAGCAGACGTTGCTTTGTTTTCTGCTGCTTGTTTTGTTACGTTTTCGACAGCTTTATTATCGACAGCTGGTTGACTACCAGTATTATTATTATCTGTATCGATAGTCAAACCTTTGCGAGCTGGATTATAAAGACCGAAGTATGCACGAGTAACAATTTTTTTAGACATTCAAAAATCTCCTTAATTCCAATAAATAATTTCGGTAGACAAACGATTACGCAAATCGTTCGTTGCTTTATTTAAATAACCGTCGACGTTTTGTTTAATATATTCTTGCAAACCATCGCCGATTACTCGTAACAGTTGATCGAGAGTCGGTTGATAAATACGTTGATTAACTTGATCGACATATTTAATTAACTCATCTCGTACCGTATCTCTAACCTGATTAAAATCTGGTTTCTTTTTTAAAGCTTCAAGAAGATCGGTATAAGTATTAATCGTACCGTCTTGTTCAAATTGTTTAATCGTATCGGTCCAATATTCTAAATCATGAATATCGGGTTTATTATTAACGACACGAATTACTTCGTTTAATTTGTAAACAAGATACTTAATACTCGTTTCGTTTAATGAAGCTTGTTCGATAAATTGCTTCATTAGCGTTACCTCATAATAACATTAGTAAAAGTAAGCTTATTTTCGTTCGGAGTAATAGAGCATTCGTTATTATTTTTAATAATAGTAATGCCTTTAAAAGCATTTTCGCCTTCTTTTAATAACGATACTGGTATGATAATATCGCCTATATTTTTATTATCATACATAGCCGATACGATAATTTCAGTCTTACCTTCCAATAAATATACAGAGTAAATTCCATCGTAACAAGAAGTAAAGCAGGTGTCGTCAGAAAACAGCACCTGCTTATTATTTGATAATAAAATGTTACTTAATTCCAACGTATTATTACCATAAGTAATAACATTGTTTTGAATAAAAGATTTACCGCCTATTTGCAAATCTTTTACAAATAAATTTTTAACATTTAATGTATCGATCTTATTATTTTTAAGGATGTACTCTGATGTTATATTACCACTCGTAACGCCATTAGTTCTTAGATATTCCGAAACTTTTTCTTCTGATTTTGCCATAATGTTATCAACATCATGAGACAAATTCATAATCGTTTCGTTTAATGCATCTAATGATAAATTTTCCACAGATTATATACCTCTAACGATAATAGATAGCAACTAAATTAGAATGATCGATAAACAGCATATCGTCAAGAATTTCGAAGTCGATTCCATTTACAGAATATCGACCATCTTCATTTAATACAAAATACGTAATTATATCTGTTCCTTGTTTTAATACTAATAATAATTCGTTAGAGCCATTTAAATTAATAGCCGAATCATTATATATTAATGTATTCCAACGATAGGAATTGCCGCCAGCTATCATTAATTCTTTATTATTATAAGAATTGCCAGAAAGAATATTGCCGCCTATCATAAGTTTATTATCATCAATAGCCATATTGCCATTAATATTCTTAACAGATATTGTATCAATGTTATAATCAGACGATACATTCTTCTTATAATAATTATCTTGAAACTTATAATTCATTAATGAAAAATCGACGACTTCATTAATAATAGTATTTTTAGATTCAGTAAGATAATCTTGAATCTCAAATATTTTATTTTGAATATCGGTTAAGGTAACGTTATCCTTATTTAATGTTTGAATCATTAGCGTTACCTCGCTTTCTTATTGTATACGATTTATCACATATAATTTTATTGTTTTCGATTTTAAAATCATCGCAAATAAAATCTTTACCGTAATAATTAATAAGATATGGCTTATTGACAATACCTTGAATAACGATATAATATTCGCCTTTAACCAAGTCGCCAGTATATTCTTTAAACTTAGGCAATAACATATCACTGTCGTACTTTAATATTTTATTATCATATACTAATCTATCATTAAATACTAAATCATGTTTATCAGTTTTAATAGATGTATTATTAATACTATTATCACTGATATATATATTGCCATCGATAATAATCGTATCGACATCTAAGTCTTTAATAGTCTCATTAATAGAATATGCCGTTTGATTAATGTCAAGTGATGTTAAATATCCATCGATATGAATAGCCGAAGATTCTAAATTATTAATTCTATTAATTAAGTCATTGAGGTTATTTTTTAATGTATTAAGATCTAACGCCATTGTATATTATAACCTCCTAATGCATCCCAATGATGATTATAGCTACTATGATGTTTACGACGTTGACGCCAAATTTCATTCGTATAGAATTTATAATCATATGGATTAAGTTCTAAACGTTGAATAACTGTATGGTTTTTATCCCAAGCATAATAATTTAAGAATGATACAGACATATTTGTTTCTGGACCATCATTAGGATCGTTCCATGGTTTATAACCACGTAAAAATGCATTGCGCACTAAAATAAATATTGGTTGATAATTATCGCCATTATATTTATAAGCATAAGCTTCATTCCATTTATCATAGTTATCTTTATTCATTTCTTGATTACTACGCCATTGTGGAAGTTTAACATAATTACGATAGTTATTTGTCGTAATAATAGTTTTATTGGTCACTAAACCATATGCATTAAATTCTAATAATGTTTTATCGCCACGTTTAATAGCAAATGGAAATGCTTCGATAGAATACTCATCGATATTAAATAAAGTACTAATCGATCCTTGTGTAAAATTAATACAAGGATTGTTACCAGAATTAATAACTAATTTACCATTAGTTTCTGGATTATTATAGCGAATAAAATCATTAACTTCGCTTAACTTAACAAATCGATTATTACATTCATCTTTAGTATAATAATTAGCTAATGTTGAATTAACTAAATTTTTAAGATCATCGATACTTTCAGTAACTTTATCGTTAAGATAATGTTTCATGTTTTCGAGACGAGAATTATACTGATCAATTAAATCTTGAATAGCACTACCTGAAATAATATTATCAAATCGAGTTAAAGAGTCGATGATCTCGTTTATTTTTTTAACTTGTAAAAAAGTCGTTACTTTATTTTTTAAATGCTCGATCATCGCCATAACACCTTTAAAATCTTTCCGAAATTACGACTCTTGTTGCCATCATAATCTTCGCCTACCCAGCCTGTTTTTGCTGTTAGCATAACGTAAGTCTTAGTAACTTCTAAACCGGCTGTAGCATATGGCGTAAAGAATTTAATCGGAACTTCTGCACTACACATATATACATATGATGGAGCTACTTTATGATCATTTTGTTTATCATAATACATAAAATCAGATGTCGTATTATCGACGATAACAATTAAATCATTCCAGCCAGATGGTAACGCTACAGTACCACCTACATTTTCAACACGACTATTCTCGATAATATTCCAAGTTGCCGGAATATATTTACGTTCTATTAATTTGAATAGATCACGATTTAATGCGCGTTCTGTTCCGTCATTAATATTTTTAGCAAATAATTCTGAACCATCTGGATTGATCATCTTAAGCCAATCACCGTCCATAATAAGTTTAACGCCATTAATCGTCATTAAAATATTATCGCTCTTGCGAGCATTAATAACAGCATTATCCATTGTTAACGTACGGTTTAAAATCCAATCGGTAGCTTTCGATATAAAATTGTCTTTATTAGAGCTATTTAAATATCGACCATCGTCTTCTGACTTTGTAAAATAATTCTTTATTTTGTTTAGCCAACTTGCTTTTTCATCGGCTAACGATGTATTAATTTCTTTACGAGCCGCATTATATTCTCTATTAATAGTATTAAACTTATCGATAAATTCATTAGGCGTAATATTATTCGTATTATTTTCTCGTTCTAATACGTTATATTCGTCGATAATTTTATTAATTTCTTGTGTAGCTTTTACCGACGTAGATCGTTCTTTCATTCGTTCCATGAATATATCTCCTTATCGATAAAATACTTTATGAATCGTACCGTTCCATTTGGCCGATTCTAATTTAATATAATTATTTGCTAAATTAATAGTACAATATGCTGGAGCATATCGTTGAACACCTAACGACAATTCTATTAATACATGATCGATATACATATGATCATTATCAATTCTATCTGTATATTTCATAAGAATTAATAATTGATTAGCATCGTCATTAACAGCATCGCCATAATATACAGATTGTCCAACGCCTAAATTACGACTATTAGGTAGTTCAATCCAGTTACCTGGACTAATTCTAGAAATACCTGTAACGACTTCTTGTCCATTATTATATACAACATTATCACGTATTTCAAATACGTTATTACCATTATTCGTTACTTTTAAAACACCGGGACGAATTTCTAAAGAACCGTCTGGGAATGTAATAACTGGACCAGAGGTATTATTTAATTCAATAGATTTATCGACATTTAAATTTTTACGTAACGTAATATTTTGATCTTTTAATAAAAAATTATTTAAGTCTTGTATACGATCGAATAAAGCATCGCTTTCGTCTTTTGTATAATATAACTTAATTTTATTTTTTATTAATTCGATGGCAGCCGCTAAATTATCTTTTGCATTCTTAATAGCATTACGAATATCCCGTACAGCATTTTCAATATAGCTACCAATGTTTTCTCGAGTCGGTCTATTAGCAGATACTTCTTTAAGTCTATTAATTTCAGCATCAAATTCATTAATCTTGGCATTTATTTTTTGTAAGCCAATTTGCTGAATTAATTTTTGAATCATACAGTATCACCATGTTCAATAACATTACTTGTCTGAGTATTATAATATAAAACATATCCACGTTCAGGATATACGCTTCGTAACAATACTTGAGAATCTGTAGCTTCAGAAGTAATTGTCGAAGCTTTTTTAATTTGTCCGTCGTAGATTACGACTTTAACAACTTCAGCATTTGGCAGTTCTAATATAAGTTGATAATCATCGGTACCATTTTTAACCCATTTATTAGAACCAAATTCTATTTTCTGAAGAACAATGCTTTGATTAATTTTATCAACAACAGCATTAGGTAAAATACTTTTTCCATTTCTAACTAAAATCTCCCAGTCAGTACCATTAAAACGATAAATAGAACCGGCTGTGTCGCCACCGTTAACTGCAGCAATATCACCTAATACTGCATCAGGATATGTCGTGAATAAATCGGCAACGCTATTAACACTTTGCTTCCAACAATTTGTATCGGCAGCTTTCGTTAATGTCGTCAATAATTCATCACGTAACAAAAAGTCTTCGACAGGATGTCCCATAAACTTACGAGTATCTTCACTTAAATCGCTTCGGTCAGAATTACCAGAGCGATCGGAAAGAATCGCATGCTTTGGGATCCATTTTTTAAATTTCTGTTCGAGAGTTTCACCGTCGCTAAATACGACTTGATCGGCTGTCGTACTCGGATTAAATAAATCCTTACCGCCAGTACCATTCTCGACAAGAACTTTACCTTTTATATCAGCCATAATTAAATGTCCTTTTCATTAATTTTACAAAAAAATATCTAATTTACAAAATTATATTACAAACAAAAAAAAGAGCTTGTCATTAAGACAAGCTTACTTTTTTAACTTTTAATTTAGCGTTCGATTGTTTTTCACCATCGAATAAAGCAGTATGTCCTGCACGAATAATTCCGAGGTTGGCTGTATATATCGAACTAAAAATAATAAGTTCGATCGTAACACCACCACCGACATCGCCTTCGCAAAATGCCATAAGATTGCCTTTACGGTCTTTGCGTTCATCGATCTTCGTAATCTTAATCGGTACTTTAAATACATCGTAACCGTCTTCATAATCAAACCATTCTGGAGTGCATGTTACCGGGCAACTTAACGATTGCATTTCATAATCCATAATTACGTCTTCGTTAAAATCGTCGACATCTAATATCTCTATTTTTTTATCTTTACGTATTTCATGAAATTCATTTAACAGCTCATTACGGTTAGTCTTATAATTATTAAAAGCACCCGACATAATCAATGCTTCACCAACACGTTTATTAAAAGCTTTTTTACCTATTTTGTCTAATGCATTTTCTAATGAAGTATATGGTCTATTATCTACAATAGCTGGGATAGAAGCTTCACCAACACCTTTGATGGACCCAAGACCAAATAGGATATTATTTCCATCAGGAGTAAAATCCCGATTAGATATATTGATGTCCGGAACTTTGACATCGATACCTTCCTTTCTAATCATCGGAATATAACGTAATAAATCTTCGGTAGCTTGCATCGATAAAAATGCTGAATAAAATTCTACCGGATAATATAATTTTAACCATGTTGTTAACATGCTGATAAAAGAATATGCTACGGCATGAGAGCGATTAAAAGCATACGAACTAAAGCCAGAAATATATTCGAAATAATATTTCATTTCGTCTGATGTATAGCCATTAGCAACAGCACCCTTAATTTCTGGACCATATTTTCCTTTAGGGTCATACCAAGGAGCATTATCATCTTGTTCCCAACCTTCAGGGCCTTCACAATTTTTCTTGCCATAAATATGACAACGCTCCATAAAAGGCATTAGATCTATGCGTTTTTTTGCTGTAATTTTTCTAGTAATTGAATCAGCCTGATTATCATCAAATCCAGATACCTGTTTAGATATCTGCATTAGCTGCTCTTGATACGCAATTACGCCATAAGTATTATCTAAAATATTTTCAATACCATGAATAGGATATTCTACATTTGATTTACCATTTTTACAAGAAATGTATTGTTTATCAAGACCCGCAGTAAGCGGGCCTGGTCGCATTTTGTTAAGTAAAATTTTCTTTCAAAAAATCATCTGTTAATTTATCGGTATATTTAATCCTTACTAGTTTAATACCATGTTCTTCACATAGAATATTTTTTGTTATATCTAAAAATATTCTATATAAAAAATCATTATTATCTTTGTAGTATCTTTTTTCATTTTTAAAATGCTGAGGCCCATCATATTCCACAGCTAAATTTAAATTAGGGAAAAAAGCATCTATCATTAAATAATGGTTAGTAACTGGACTTTTCAACCAATCAAATGTTTTTTCTAAACAATAGTCTTCATTTAAAAACTTTGAAATTTTATTAAAAACGATTGAACAATTCGTAGGTCTTCCTTTTTTATTTTCTTTTATATTCAACTTTTTTTTGAGATTATTTATACCATCAAATCTATCATTATAACAAGCAAAAGAATATTTTGATTCTTTTGCTATTAAATCACATGTAACTTCTTTATGCTTATGATATAAATCAAGGAAATCTTTTATTAACTCTTCATCAGATGGAGATCTTCCTGACGGATGTCTTTGAATATTTAATTCTGTATACATATTAGAAAAATTTCCATAAATTCTATTTACAATTTTGGGACCATAAATTGAATTTTTTTCCATAATTGGTTTACTTACATAACCAAATCTTTTAATTAAACTAAATATTTCTTTGTTTAGCTCTTCTTTTGTAACAAATTTATGTACTTTTTCATTGTAAGGAATATTGTATTTTTTACACAATTCTCGAATTGTAATATTAAATTCTTTGTTTATAAAATCAATAGATATTTCAAAGTCTGATTCTTTTATAAGCTTATCTGAAATTTTTTGATTTGGAAATTTTTCAAGTATCTTATCTTTAATAATTTCTAATGAATATATTTTTTTATTACGAGTATGATAAGCTAAATCAGTTTCACAAGCTATCGCATTTCTTATTGATTTATATTTTTCAAGTAAATAATAATAAAGATTTTTGTCTATTTTTTTAATCAATAATGGCTTAAACTTATCCTTATGCTTTAAGCATATTTTTCTTAAGTAGTAATTCATGTACATAATCCTTTCATATTAGAATGACTTTACATAATATATATTACTACAAATAGTAGGATATTGGTCCAAGACACACATTAAATTTTACTGCTAAGTAATTTCTTCTTAGCTCTTATATTTTCATATAAGTTCGGACTATATATTTAGCTAATTATTATAGCATACTGGGGTTCCTAATATAAATCACTTTATACTAAGTGGGATATTCCCATAGTCTCTGAGGCGGAGCTTATCGTGCCTGCTGATTGTCCAATCCTTAATATTGTCACATTTTTGTAATTAAGGCTCTAAGGAGTTTCCAGCATATAACCCAGTTTATACTCGGCCGATATGTTAACCGAGTGCTGTCGCTGCTGCAATATCATTAAAAGCAGTTGGTCGCATGTTTATCATCATATCTTTAAACATATCAGACTCTAATTGAAAGATACAATCTGATTTAGCACAAGCTAACATTTGATATAATTTTTTATCTTCGATATCGAAATTATCATATAGCCAATCAACATCTTTATGAAGATGATCGAGTGTCTTTTCGATAATCGACAATGTTTTTAATCCGAGAACATCAAGCTTTGCCGTGCCTAATTCTTCACATTCAACACCAGTAAATAATGTAATCATAACACCATTTTCATCAGTACGTGTCGGGAAATAATCGTCGACACGACAAGGCATAGCTAACACACCAGAAGCATGAACACCAAAGTTACGTTTAAGACCTTCAAAATTACGAGCTAATCTGAATAATTCTTTATTTTCAGATTCTAATTTTTGCCATTTTTTATATAAAGATTTTTCACTTTCATTGCCATCTTTTAAAGCATCGTAATCTTTAAATTTAGGTTGAGGAGGCACAACGTCTTCGAAATCATCAATTTGTTTACTTAACAAATTCATTTTTTCAAACGGAATTTTTAAAGCACGTCCAACATCTTTTAATCCAGATTTTACACCTTGTTGTGTATATGTACCTATATGTGCTACGTTTTCAAAACCATATAAATTCTTAATATGTTCGATAACTTTATCACGACCAAAGTACGACACGTCTGAATCGATGTCAGGCAGTCCCGTTCTGTCAATAGTTAAAAAACGACCAAACAATAAATCATACTTGATAGGATCGATATTTTTTGTTATACCGATACACCATAATACAAGACTACCAGCAGCACTATTATGGACAATTATATTATTTCCCACATAAGAATGATCAATATCTACCTCAAAATCATAAACTTTTGTTTTTTCAACAGGCAATGTTTCAACAGAATGAACAGTAAAATAAAAATATTTGTCGTCTTCTTTTATTAAAGCTGTGTTAATATTGTAGCCATCTTCAAAACTTATATCAAGAAAATCTTTCATTAATTCTGCAAATTTATAATAATGTGCTTTAGAAATTTCTAATTTATATTCATTTTGCCATCCTTTTTCTTTATGTTCTCGTTTAGTTATATAAGAAGATATTCCTAAATATGAAAGCACAAGTTTAATTTGAGAAACTAAATTATAACTAATACTACTATAACTGATTTTAGAGTCAGAATTAATTTTACTGGGAACATGACCATCAGTTCTAAATAAACCAGCCAATAAATTAGTTAATTTTTCTTGATTATTATTTATCATAAAATCAGGAATTTTTTTATTAATAGCATAATCTCCAATTAAATTATGGATAAAATGAGTTATAACTTTAGATGAAGTCAAATAGCTCGTACATGTTTTATTTTTATTCGGAACAAATTTTAAATCATCATTAAATATTTCTTTTACAAGATTACAATAATCATCAGCATATAAACTATGTTTAGTTGGAAAAGCACAGCCATATCGAGCAGTTCCATATTTGTCAAGATTTGTATATCCATTGCCTAACATATATCCAATAAAACGATAAAAATTATTATTAAGCTTAATTTGGTTATTATATGTTTTTTCAGATTCTTTGGCTTTTGCTTGTCTTGGTCGAACAATATTATTATCCATAAAACAACTATCTTTAACGTAATCAAAAATATTGATTGTTAATTGTTTTTCATTTTGCAATTTTGCTTTTGGATATAAACATATATCATTTTTTCTTACTTTAGATATTGGTATCCATTCAGGTTCAGATAAACTAGAATCAACTACATATCTACATTTTCTTTTACATGTATTATTACAAAATCTTCTTTGCTTAGAACTGCCAGTATAATAAATACATTCTTTTTGCTTAATAATTAAGAATTTATGATCATTGGTATAATCCATTGAATCATTAGATGAACATTTTATTCGAGTTAATGATTCTTCAATGTTATAAACAAATGTATTTCTTACATCACGAATATTGCCAGTATGAGATAATACTTTGTCACCAATCTTAACATCTTCAATGTTTTTAATTGTTCCATCAAACATTGTTATTTTCGTGCCTGCTTTGCTACATCCGCGGCCCATGCCTGTCATAATATTATTAGTATCTGCCCAATTAATAAATTCACGAACAATTAACATATAGTCGGCAAAATTTTTATAGTTAATAATATTTAATTCATAAGCCAATCGTTTTTCATAATTAACAATGTCATCAGCGATATATTTATATCGTTTAGCTAATTCATATAGACCTTTATAAGCAAGCTCACGCAATTCTTTTTTAGTATTATTAGAATTAGGAAGCTTTGGCATTAACGGAGTCGAGCTACCTAATGTCACGTCTTCAATCATGTTAGCAATAACTTGTGTATTGTTCATAGCTTCAAGATATAAAGCATATTTTTTTAAAGCTGTTTCACGATCGGTTTCGGTTTTATTAAGTATATCTTTAAAACCAGCTTGCATTTCTTCTTCACTTTTAAGCCAATAATTGTGATCGTATTTCATTCGATTAGGATTATATATATCAGTACCAGTACCGATAGATACTAATACGTCATGATCTTTATTATCAGACTTTAATACATAATGCACATCGCTAGTAGCTATTAAAGGAATATCATATTTATCGTGCATTTCCATATAAAAATTATTAACGTTAACTTGATCGTTAAAATTATTAGGTTGTACTTCTAAATAAAATCGATCTTTAAAAATATCTTTATATTCTTTTAATAAAGTTTCGGCTAATTGTCGATCGCCATTATTAAAAGTTTTAGCTACGATATTTGCAACACAAGCCGTCGTACAAATAACACCATCACTATACTTACGAAGCATTCCCATGTCGAATAAGAATCGTCCGTTATATGTACAAACTTTAGCCGCTTCACTTTGTAATTTAATTAGATTATTTAAACCGGTTTGGTTCATTGCTAATAAAATTAAATGATATTGACGAGTATCATACATAAAGGGTTTAATGCGTTCTTTAACTTCTTTAATACCTTTAAAGCCTTTTTTCTTCGTGACAACAGCTTGTGCTTCTTCTTCAGTAATGACACCTTCTCGGAAAGCATCGGTAGCTGCATCGGCCCAACGACTATCAACATCTTTAGCTAATTCTTCGGCATTCCAAGTTTGATAACCTTCGAATCCTAGTATAGGCTTAATGCCTTGCTTTTGACATTCTTTTTGAAACTCATAAATACCGCCCATATGATTATGGTCAGTAATTGCTAAGCTTGTCATACCTAGTTCTTTTGCTCTCGATACTAACTTAGGTATATGACAATAGCCATCTAAAAAGCTATATGCTGTATGCACATGTAAATGTGTAAACATGATTATTCCTCCTTGACAATCTTATCAATTCGTAACGTATATAACTTAGGCTTCATGAAATTCTTAGTTATATCACCAATAATACGAACCCTGTCTCCTTGTCTAAAGCCAAGATCTCCAGCTCCCCAGTGCCAGAAATCGATTTGTTTTTTACCGTCAAATAACGTATACTTAATATTCTTATCGTTATTCTTACTTATGCTTATCGACGTAATCGTTAAATCTTTAATACAGATTTTAGGCTTTTCAAACGATACGTTATCATATGCTAATAAATAAAATGAATTATAAGCTTCTTTCGTTAAATCAGATAACGTAAAATAAATAAGTTCTTCTGGTTTGCTACGAACTGATTCGACAACAGCATGTTTATTTAATTCATTAATTTTATCAGTTAATGATTGTTTAAATTCTTCGACTTTTTCATTATAAATAGCAAAGCCACAAGCAGCCGCATGTCCACCAAATGAATATACATTTTCATCATTAGCTAATAATACATTTAGTGGATATGAATTACTTCGTGCCGAACCATGAATTAATTGCTCTTGATCGTCGATACCAACAAACGAAGGCAATCCGCTATAGTCTTCTAACTTACCAGCTAGTATACCAAGTATGCCTAATGGAGCATAGTCTAAAGCAACTAATGCAATATTACAGTTTTCATTATAACTTTTGTTATAAGCTTTCTTAATAATATCGGTATATTCTTTAGTTAGCTCTTTACGTTGATTATTGTATGCTTCGATATTATTACATACGTCTTCTGCATCTTCACTAATGTCTAATAATTCAATCGAAGATTTAATATCGAATAATCGAGCACAGCTATTAAGACGAGGAGCTAAATCCCACGATACGAATTCACTATTCATTCGAGGTGAACCCATATTCTTAACGAATTGTCTTAGTGTGTTCGGTACATTGCCTTCATTAATTTGTTTAAAACCTTTTTGCACAATAGCTTGATTTATGATACTCGCCATAGGCATTACGTCGGCAATTGCTCCGATAGCTGCCAAATAAATCAATTTATTAGAATGATAATAATTATAGCCTAATGCTCGTTCGATAGCTCGACAGAAATATAAAGCTACTTCAGCACCACATAAAGCTTTAGCCCAATGATCACTTTCGGTAATATGTTGATCGACAATTATTGTATCGGGTAACACTTCTTGCGGTAAGTGATGATCAGTAATAATAATTGGTATATTATACTTTTTACAAAGTTCAGTTTCTTCGACTTTAGTAATACCATTATCAACCGTAATAACTAATGGCTTTAATTGACATTTATATCGTTCGTTAATCTTTTCAATAAAGTCAATACTTAAGCCATAACCATCACTACGTTCTGGAAAGTATACTTCACTATAATTTTTAAATTGTGCTAAAAAGCGTTTCATTATAGTACCGCTTGTCATGCCGTCGACATCGTAGTCGGCATAAACAAAAATATCGCGTCCTTGTTTTAAACAATCAACGAATAAGGACGCGGCTTCGTTAATATTAATAATCTCGTTAGTTTCATCAATGTTAATGATTTTATCTTGATCGTATAAGATATTATATGCGTCGTCCAATGGAATTTGTTTTAATTCCAAAATTTGGGCGACTAAATCATCAACTTTTAAGCGAGATCTGTACTTATCTTTACTTATCATAAGTAACCACCTTTCTTTATTATTATAACATATAGACATAAAAAAAGCGAGTAGCTTTCGCTACTCGTTTCTTTTTTTGCGTCGATTAATATCTTTACCCGTAAGCTTTTCGAGCTTATTTAAAGCACCACGACGAATCTTGCGATACGTCTGAATATCGACTCCGATCTTATTAGCTATTTCGACTGGCTTAGCATTTTCTGCATATACCATAGCTAATATTAAACGTTCTGTTGGGGTAAGATGTGAAAACAAATCATTACATACTTCACCGTTGATCCATAATTCGCTAAAGTTCCCGTCATCGTCAACAACAATTTGATCAAGAAGATCAGCTTTGTACATTGTTAACGAAGACATATTACTCACGCCAATATCATTCATATCGGATCGATCGTATGAATTATTGATACGATCTTTAAGATGGGCTTGAATAAATCTAAACAGTTCATAACGAAATACATATGTTAGATATGCATTAAAGCTACGATTCGTTTTTTTATACTTCATAACCATAGTCGAAAACAATGTTTTTAAATCTTGTTCGACATCGCACTGCTTAGCATAATTATCACGAATTAAACTCAAGCTACGATTTACTTCGGCATATTCATCTTTATTAAGATGCCAGTTTTTAAATACTTTAGATCGTAAATATTTATTAGCAATATATAATCCGATAAATTCTCGCGATACTTTATTATTAAGATAAATCTTATCTTCTAATAATAGATCACGGAACATATTTAAGAATGGTTCAAATCGAATTAATAGTTCTTGTAATAATTCATCTCGACGTCGAGGATCAGTATTATGACTTTGGCATTCTAATACTAATGAATCGACTTCTTCCCAAGCTTCTCTTTGTCCGTCTAATATTTTACGTTCGGACATTATTTTTTCTTTTTAGTCTTTCTTTTTAATTTTTTAATCTCATCGAGAGACATCCATTGTCCATCGTGAAATTGTAAACATTCGAGTTTTAACTCTTCATATTTATATTCAAATAATTTTTTCTTTAGATTGAAATCGACAGTAACCTTACCCTTAATATCGATAACACGAATACTTTTATCAAGATTCGTAATTACGAAATCGGCTATATAATTAATTGGTAAAATTTTCTTACCATTTTTTCTGAAGCCAGGTTGTAGTTCATACGTTACTTGCCGTTCAAATCCAAGAATTTCTTTTTTCTTGAGTTTTTCTTTTAAGTAAATATAATAACTTGCTTCCATCAAGCTGTCGAATTTAATATCATCGACATACGGCTTATATGAAAAGTATCGACTTTTCTTAACCTTATCTTTAACTTGTGGAAGTTCAAAGCTTTTGATTAATTTTTTCTTTTTATATTCGTTCCAAAGAATATGGGTATCACGAAGAGCTTTCGTTTTATATTTACATCCGTCTATTTCATATGGCATGTATATTACTTTCCAGTAAACGTACGAGATATCTCTGGGATAAATCGACACTTACTCGATTCTTCTCGAACAGGGAAGTATATATTATTAGCGATACCTTTCAATACATTATTAGCAATGAAATTAAGACGTTCGATCGAACTAATATCACGATATGCTATAAATGTATTATTAGTCTTAGGATAATAGAACATAACACCACTTAACTGAAAATCAAATGCATCATATGCAGCTTTCCAGTCTAGGCTACATTTGATATCACTATCACATTTATCTTGATTAAATGTTTGATCGAATACTGGATAGAATAAAAAATATTTACCATTTTTATAAGCGATCGGTCCGATATCGACTTCGATCTCGCCCTCATCGAAAGTTAATGTATGCATATGGCCTATGCTAATAATATTAATTTCCTGAGAAGAACAATAATTATATAATTTATCTAATCTTGCTAGTCCACTAATAACATCTTTTGGTTTAATACGATGCGGCGCATTTTCCAATTCTTTATCTAAAAGTATTGACATTTCAGGCATACCGATAATTTCTTTTGAATAGATACTGCCTAAAAATACATACGCAATCTTTAACAAAGACGAGCGTATGGTGCGCTCGTCTATCGGAATGGGTGTATTATATTTTATATTATAGAACCAAGGACTATCAAGATAATCTAAAAATTGATTACTTGTTATTTTCATAGATCATTAATGCTACTTTATAGGATTCATAGAATAATTGATCAGGACTACTTAAATTAGGACGTAATAAAGGGACATCTGTTTCTTGTCCTAACAAAGATTCACATGACTGAGTAATTTTAATGCGAAAATCTTCGAATAGCATGTCTGTTCCTTGAGGAAGATCTGACGTATCAAAACAATCTTTAAAGTAGTCACGTACGTTAAATAAATCTTTATAGCTATCGATTGTCATATCGTCTAATAAAATACGACGAACAGCATAGACTAACGATAATTTTAATACGTCGAATACGACAGGTTGTAAACCAAATCGAGCATCACATAATGTTTTTAAAATAGGTGTCCAGATACCGATAAAATTCTCTCGTTCAAGAGTTGTCGGAACATGACTAACTTTTTCTTCCATATAGTCATAAAAGACTTGATATGGATTTAATACTGCGTCTGACATTACTAACCTCTTATAATATTATTAAAACGTTCACTATCTTGAAGCGTACATTCTGTTACTTTGGAATATTCAGGAATGAAGTAATAGAATGTACGACCTTTAAATTCACTGCGTTTATTCTTAGCCCAATGGACTTCGATGATAGGTTGAATTTCTTCTTTGCCTTCTCGATTATAAAATACTTTAGCACTATTACTATTTTTACTTACGTCGTTATGGACTAAGAATGTAACGCTGGCATCATATTGTAATCGTACCGAATCTTTTAAATCGTCTAGGCTAGGACGACCACCATGATTTAATTTACGTAAATGAGCTGTACCGAATACTGGAATTTGTAAATCAGTGTTAGCTAACTTTTTAAGATCTTCAGATAGACATTCATATTTATTTTTAACGTCTTTAAAATCTTTATTTGCGTAACGAATATCTGATATAGAGTCGATACCGATTATAATATTATTTTTGTCGTCGAGCGATTTGACAAACTCCTGAGCCTGTTTTGCATGTTCGACGATATCTTCGTACGTATGCAATTTAGTGCCGTCGGTCATCATAAATTGATGGCTCTGCTCCTTTAATAATTGAATACCTTGTTTACGACGTTGTAGTTGTTCTCGAATTTTTTCGATATTAAATTCTTCGTCAGGTGTTCTCGGAGTAATCGCTGCGAGCTTTTCATAACGTTTTGGCTTAGCTGCTACTGCTATCGGAATATTTTGATCCATAGCTATAATTCTCGGAATAACTTCGCCGACAGTATCGTCTAACGTATAGTAAATAGCAAATAAATTATTCTTAGCTGTCGTGCCATAATCCTTTAATAGATTAGACATAATAGCTGTTTTACCACCGTTAGATTCACCGGCAAAGATATAAAATCCTTTTGTTAAACCGCTAAGCTTGTCGTTAAAGATGCTAAAGTTAGACGTATCATAACCTTCCTCTTCTTCTTTTTCTGTTTCGATTTCATATTCTTCATATATCGAACGTGATAGTTCATAAAAATTTATACTCATAATTAACTCCATCTGTATATAATTCTATTTGTGCCTGATCTATAGTTATCATAATATATTGTATTTACTTTATCGAGAATATCGACTTCGTAATTTGTTAAATTTAATAATGAACTTACGCAATGAGAGTATTCATCTATTAAATATAAACAAATATCGACAGATTCCATAAGTTGATTATTGTATCGATTTAACAAATAATCGATAGCACCTATATCACGATTATAATCTTTTACGATTAAAGAATTAGATTTTGAATAAAAGAAACGTAGCAAATCGTCCTTCGTAAACGAAATTTTCATTTCTTTAAAAAATTTAATATTTTTAGGCGTGATATTAGCATCTATCAAAAGAGTTGGTGGCTTCGATAGAATTTGCAGTTTAGAGTTGAAATAATAAGTATCACGTTTAAGTAAACTATCATTCCATAAAGAATTAGGCAGATCACAATATTTAATCGATTCTTTTTTAAACGTGGACAGAATCTTTATGATATCGTAATCGTTCATATCGTTATCATATAGATAATCGATTGTATATTGGGTTATATATGTCTTATCGGTAGAATGACCAAGAACATTGGATTCGTACCACATAGCATCAATCATAGGTTAGTTCTCCTTCGTGGACTTTTACATTGTTCTTTATTATTATACCATAAGAATAAAAATAAAAAAAGCCCGCACTAAGTACGGACTTTCTTAAACTCAATAGAATACATTGCTTTTTTTACTGGGATATCAGCATAGAATACTTTTGTATTTCTAGATAGTTGATTAGCTAAATCTCGTGTATGAGTTTCGATTTGATATAATAAATTATTATTAGCATAATAGCTATATAATTTAATACCTTGTTCGCTACATGTTGTTTCATGAGCCGAATATTTGTTCGATGTATCACTACCATCTTGATTAGAAATAATAATACCATCGTCAATATATTTAATTAAATTTTGATAATCGTTACGAATAACGATATTACTACGTTCTGTATCGAAGTTAGCATTATACAAATAAATATGTCGCAATCCGAATGGATACAAACCTAAATTATTAGTAAATGTTAAATCAAACGATAACGTTAAAGTTTTGATAGCATATATGCTATCAAACAAAATCCTTGTATCTTCTAATGGCTGATCGTAATCCATGATAATCGCATCGTTTGACAACTGAGTACCAGGTGTCGTAATAATTGTAATTGCTTTTAACACGGCAGCACCAGCTAAAAATGGTGATAATTCAATAGCATTACAATTCGTAGCACCGACTAATGGATTATCTGGAAAATCAATCGTAACAGTTAATACATTACTCGTATACTGATCGAACACAGGAGCCTTATCGGCAATCGTATCGTGCTTTAAAATATTTACATATTCAGAATTACTTTCACCGTTAATAGAAACAGTTGCTGATGGTTTAAAAATATATCCGACAGAACTATTAAAATTCAAAACATTTTCTAGATTGCCGATAACTTTAGGATGAACACAATTACCATATGTGTCGTAAGAAGAATTATTTTTTAATATCTTATTGCTATCGACAAATAATACTTTGTTACTATTAAATATATTTTTACGATGCATAGCATTACCATCGTACATCGCTTCGACTATACGATTATTTTCACGCAATGCATCGAAATCTTTTTCGAGACGAGAAGATAATGAATTGTTATATTCTAACATCGCATTCATTATTTCTAATTTCTTATTATAACTATTATGTTGATTATTAATAGAAGATTGTAAATTCGTATAATCTTCTTTCATCGATTCGACTAAATCAACAAAATATTTAGATGTCTTTTTTACTTCCATTAATAACCTCAGACTGTATAATTTATTTTACGATATAATTTAGCCGTTTGATTTTGCTCAAGTGTACGATTATAAATATCGTCAATCTGTTTATTTTTTTGCTCTTCCGAACTTAACTTAATTTTATTAAGCATAATTTCATTATGAAGATTATAATAATTTAGAACAAATTTATCGTATTCCCACGGCCCGTTATTTCTAATATTGTACTTGATCATAATCACTATACCTATTTTGTTTTACAGCTAACGATTTAATTTTAATTTCTTTATTAGTTGGATTGTCGATAACAGCTACTGGATTAGCATACGTTACTTCTTTATTATAGCTAACTGTTTCTAACATATAACTATATACATTATTATAGAACGTTCTAGAGTATAATCGATTATCCTTTACTCGACATTTGTCGACAGCACAAAATACAATGCCATTAGTATTAATTGATAAATGAGAATACGGCGCCATTCTAAAAGTAAACTTTTGAACTCGATCTTTAATCGTAACATAATGATTATCAATATTAGATCGCAATGGTTCTAGCGAGAAATTAAAATCGGCCTGTGTTGCATTATAAATATATAACTCGATATTATATTCTGTACTAAAATCAGTTTTATTATACTCACTAATACTAATATAATGACCGTCGACATTAATCATATCCTTGCCACTATATATAAAATATTGACTTTGATAGGCATTATCTGGATTGTGTTCAAGCATAAAACTGCCGTTATATTTATTGCTAGAATCTAATTCAAAAAATTTAGTCGTAATTTCTGGTTCGCCAGGAACGACAAATAAATTTTCGTTCGATTCATAGTTCTGAATATTCTGACTAGGATTTAATTCTAAAATAACGTTAGCATTGTCTAAGTTATCGACACTTGCTAAAAATGCTAATATAGCACCTTCATATGTAGTAAAACTAGGCAGCTTAATATAACTTTTCCCATTTTTATTCGTTATGTCAAAATTATCAGCTTGATATACTAACGTATCACCAAATATAGCAATTGTTTCGAGTTTACAACGACTATAATATTGATCGGCTATTTGTTCTAAATCATTTAATTTAATCGATACTAATTCTTTAGTTTTATTAAATTTCTTAATTGTTATATCATACATAACTTGATACAAAATTAATAGATCTTGATATAGAATAGCTAATTCATTATTAAAATCTTTTACGTCGAGTTTCGATCCTTTTTGAATATATCGATGTTTAAATAAAGCAAACTGTGTTTCGTAATCTTCGAGCGCAGAATCTAATGAACTTTCATTTAAAAATTCACCGAGAGAAAGCGATTGACTAATTAATTTTTGTTTATAATATTCTAACTTATAAACTTGATCTTTATACATTAGACACCTGCTTTCCTAAACATAATTTAAAATTAGCTAAATATGGAGAATAATTATATGTTGTCGGAATTGTTAAACCAATTTGAATACTTGAAATTGGCTCATTAATATATTCAACATAATTTTCTTTTAATGATGTCTTAGAATATTTAATAAATTTAATTCCGCGTCGATTACTATTAATAGGAACAACATTATATTGTTTACCATTAATAATTAATGTATACGTAACTTCATTTCGTAAATTATTCCTAATAAAATCCGGAACATATTCATTACAGAATATACCGACAGCAATTGCACGACCAGATTCGATTAAATTTGGAGTCAATCCAGTGCCGTTATTAAATTCTGTTCGACGACCTTCGACCGACGTAATACGAATAACTTTACGAGAAATATTAGGATTAATCGTATTATTAATCTTAATTTTATTATCGTCAATCTTATGGCTATACATCGATAGTCTTACGAATTGTGTTGTCGGAAATACTAAAGCACCAGTACCGTATATATACGTAAAATCAGAGTAACTATTATCTTGCTTATTCGGAACGATATCGCCTTCGAACGTCGTATGCCAATTTACGTTATCGTCAGATATTTCGATAGCCGTAATATGAACTTCACTTGTATCAGAGAATACGATTTCGTTTACGCCATCATTAGATACTGACTGAAATGTAAGTTGAACTTGAACTGGCAAATCGTCGATATTTACAATATCAGATTTATTAACAGAATCATAACTAAACAATCGGCTATATTCCCAAAATAAATTGCCGATCGTATCATACATATATGATTCGTTAGATGTATTCATTAAATCTTTTTGCATAACTAAATCAGATTGTTTAGATACGACATAATCATTACCAACAAATCCATTACCATTAATATTAATTAAGCGTAAGGTAGCCTTCTTCTCATTAACTTGAGAAGCTGTTATACAATTACGATATTGATATAATGTAGATTTAATTGAAAAGTTATTAACTGTTAAGGGGATGATCGTATTGAAGTCTGTTATATTTCCGCAAATCATATTAACGTCTTTAACACGTTCTTCTTCGGCCTGAATCTTTTCGTCAATACTTTTAATACGCTCATCGACATCGTACATTAAATTTTCGATTTCGCTTACATTATCGATGACATTCATACTAAGATTTAAGATATCGAACGATGTTTCGAGAACATTTTGATTGACGTTATCATATGAAATTTCTTCTTCGTCATTAATATAATGAGGTTCGAATAATGGTTGATTCGGACTTAATAACGATTTCTTTTTGTATATATCAAATTTTTTATCGTCGGCTAATGCTTGAAGATAGGCTTGTCGGACAGTCGTATTTTTTAAATCTTCCATTCGAGTTTTCCTCCGTGAGCATTAATAATAATATTTTCAATCTTCACAGGCATATTACCGACATATACATGTTTAATAATCTTCAAATAAATTTTATCGCTATCGACTGCAATACGTTTTCCTTCAATCGGTACATAAGATACAACTAATTCTTTTTTATTATTAGCAATTTGATTATCGATTACATTACGATCATTTTCAAAATCTGATAACGTATTATATGTATTATATAACACCATACCATCTTTTGTTACTTCGTTAACAATAATAGGAGTTGTTTTATTAGCTTGAAAACGTAACGGTAGTTTTAAATATAATTTTTCATATATCACTTGTGATTGATTATATGGAATAATAGGCTTTTCTTTATTATTATCAATAATAGAAAATTCAACACCATAATAATCTTCTTTACGTTGTTGATGTAACGATATATTTAACGTAACATAATCACATTTACCTATTTGAATTAACTTAGATATTGTACCAAATGTTAGTGTAGCATTATCGTATTTCAAATTTAAATTATTGATACCGAATTTATAATTCGTAATTTGTGTATTAATAATATCAGATTGATTAGCTTTACGAGCTGGAATCGGATGGCTAACAGTACTAATTGTATCTTTATCATCTAAAACAATACCGATATCTTTAACGGTAAGTTTTTGACTAATCTTAGTTTCTTCGGCCATCATTCTCTCCTAAATATTTTGTCACATCGTTTTTGTAATAAATTTCAGCCATTTGCTGTTCTTTTGCTTTTTCAGAATTTTGACTAATCGAAAAATCTCCGTAAAAATCATTATCCATAAATCCTTTCGAATGATTAACTCTTACAGATTTAGATTCAGTCGAAGGGTTTCCAGATTTTAACGTAACGACTATTAACGAAACTTCTTGTGGTTTAAAATAAGAATTAAACTGATATTCTTGTATCGAATTATTAATCGTAAAACTGCCGACACAATTAATTAAGTTACATGTTACTATATTAATATTAATCGGTTCTAATAGTTTAATAATAAATGTACCGACTTTTGTATTATTCTGAGTAATAGCATTTTTAGAAAAACAAATAACGGCAGACCCATGTTCTTTATCAATATCGACAGAATATGGTTCGACCGCCGAGATATTTTTAAATAAATCGATTGTACCAGATTGCATCGTAACATAATCGACAGTACTAATTGCATTGCCAGTTCGATCTAATATATCTTTACTAGAATCTAGTTCTACATTATATGTAATAAAATTTTTATCTTGATATAACGAATAATTCTTTTCTAAGTTTAATAATTTGTCATTAATATCTTTATACTTTTTATCTATAGTGTCATTAACATATTTTACTAAATAATCGTTAGCGTCTTCTAATACTCTAATATTTTGAGTGATATTATTTAATGCTACTTCGACGCCATTAAAAAATGTATTAAATTCTTCTGAATCCATAATCTTCGAAGGATCGAGTTGTGGAATATCGATACCTTCTTTTAATATATTTAATTGTTCTTGAAAATCTTTGTTATCTACGATCATTATATTTCCTTAGACAGCAAAAAAGCCGAGGGCATAGCCCCCGGCATATATTATTAAATTATTCGAAATCAGAAGCAAAGCTTACTGTAATCTCTTTAAGAGCGCCCATTTGTTCTTGTTTAGTAACATCACTATTACTTAATTCAGGATTTTCCCAGTATACTTGTACTTCGAAATCGTTATAATCGACTATACTTTGACCTTCTTCATATAAAGGAGCTTCAAAAATAAGTCGATCGCTTACACCGTCGGCATAAGAGTGGACATCTTTAATGACTTCTGTTAACGGAAGAATAAAGCGTTTAAATTGACCTTTGGTAATAATACCATCTTTAAACTTATATTCTCTTGCTTTAATAGCTACGACATAACCGATACGATAAATCGGATCGTTATTATTTACAAGAACCGGAGTTGTAAATGTTACGTCTTCATTATTAAAGCCTTTAACCTTGGAAATATTTTCACCGATAACAACATCGACTGGCATAGAAATATCTGTTTGATCGCCACGACGAAGTTCCATCGGTTTGTTAATTTCAGTCTTAAGACTTAACTCATGTACTGAATTAATTGTAACATTTTTTGCATTTCGTTTCAAGTTTACAGCATCGGTCGTAAATAATGATGGAGAGCTTAATGTACTTGCTTCATATAAACCTTCACGTTTAATTCTTAATTCGACTCTAGCTTTAGAAGCATGTTGAAGTCGACGATTATATACGTGAGCAGAATATAAACCTTCATTAACAGGACTTGGTTGGTTCGTTAATTTTTGTTGTGTTCTAAATAAGAAATATAAATCAGATTTCTTAGTTTCGTCACTTTCTGTTAGAGCATGAGCTACGGTTACGTCAGATTTGCGTTCGTAGTTATAGAAAATATTATTTAACTGAAGATCGTTTTTATTATGATTAATTAATTCGATTTCATAATAATTTTCTGTATTAACTTCCATGAATTCTACAATCAAACAATAACGTGTAGGATCTTGATAGTAATTATCTGGGATGATAGGATATTTACCATCTTGTTGGAAACTAAATTTTACGTATTGACGTTCGACTGTAGCACTGACTGCTTTAGGTTGAGTCTTAGCAAAGAATTTAAATTTATCGTCGTTATTAGCTTGAGAAGATTTATAGGCAGCTTCCGCTTGCTGACCATTCTTAAATAAATCAACATCTCGAGCATCAATTAAATAACAATTAATAGGACCAGGATTACCATATGCTTTAATACACAATTCTACAGTTTTTAAGAAGCCAGCTTTACCTTCACTAAACTTAAGAGTTGTAGCATAACCAAATCCAGGTTTCATCATTTTAACAAATTCACGGTTCGTATCGTCAGTTTCACCAGATGCATATTCTTCATCACCCATTACTGTTTCTAATGGTCGAGCGAACAAAAAATCACCATTAAATACAGCACCATAGGATTTAAATACTTGATAGTATTCTGCATTTTGAAGGATAACGCTATTAGCAATATTACGATCTAACGTTAATTTAAAATTAGCTTTATCGACAGCTGCGACTTGACGTACGCATTGCAATCCTGTAACACTATTAACAATCGCAATAAAATCATACTGAGAGAATTGATCCATATCAGTATTAGCCGGGAAGATCAAAGACTTACGATCTGTTTGTACAGTATTTTTAGTATTAGCTAATTCTTTATTTAAATGTACTTGATTAAAATTATGGAAACAATCGTAATAACCATCGTAATAACCGATGTCTTTTACGTAACCATTTTTGGCAAGTTGACCACGAAGCTGATACAACTCATCACGAAGAGCTAAAATATCGTCGCCAAATTTTTTCTTAATATTTTCAGTTCTTGTCGTTAAGCTATTACCTTTCGTAACTGTCATATAGTCAGCTGCAGGTTTACCGCCTAACTTAAGAGCATTATTTACAGTTTCTCGATCACCATCAATACTTACAGCGATGTGGTCGGCAGGAATACTGCCGACTTTATCTACATCTTCTGCTTTAGTATCACTATGATCTGTACGATAAACCAGATTACCTTTTGCGATGACTGTTTCGGTCACAGCATCCATATCGATCTGATTTATTGTAACTTTAGTTAAATCTTGTGCCATTATGTTCTCCTAAACACGATAATCATAAGTGATATAATGTTTTATACTCGTTGTATATTCAGATTTACCTGTACGTTTTTTCCAAGCTTCCATTTTATCAGGATTTTCATACAAGTCTATATATAAAGGATCGTTAGCAAGCAATGCTGCAACTTTTCGATCATTAAACGTAATACAACTTTTATATTTATTTAAAACGTATCCATTTACTATATTACGACTTAATCCTGTAAACAGACCGTTAATATAAAATAAAACTTCGTCTTTTGTTTCGAGAACTTGAGGATCGATATCATAATCATTAATCGGGAATTCTGGAATACGATTATATTTCATTTTAAACGTTTCTTCTTTACGTTTGTAATCTTGACGAATCTCGATCGTAATTCGATCTGGATAATTATGATGTACAGTATACGAAGAATCTGTTTCTTGTTTATAGAAAGATTCGTTTGGATAATTACTTGCTGTCGTACCGATATAAGGACGATCAGATTTAATAATTTGAATCGTTTTATTACCGATTAATGTCCAATCATCTTTCGGTAAACGAACACCGTTACGATATACGACTAATCGACCAGGATACAAATACAATTCTGTTTGTGCTGGAATTTCATATACATTCGTACCGATAGAATTTGTATTGTCTAACGTAATAACGTCCATTACTTTAGAAGCGCCGACTTCTAATTGTTCGATAGTATAATGAATTTTTTCGCCAATCTTAATATCGTTAGCCGGGCATAAGAAAGTAATTGTCGTACCGTCATCAGATTCCACATAATCGACATCGAGTATTTGACGAACACCGTTACGAAAAACTGTTAAAGAATTAACGCGTGGCAAATATTTATCATATTGCATATGATATGTACGATTAGTCGGATCCGTAGAATCTAACATAAAATCGCCAATTTTAATAGCATTTTCTGTATCGCCAGCAAACTTATATGCAAAGATATTAATAGAATCTTCAGGTAATACCGGAATATTCATCTTAACAGAAGACACGGTATTTTCATAAGACGTAACAATACGTTTAATATCTTTAAGTTCTTTTTCATTTGCAAGTCGCCATAACTTCTTATAATCATCATAAATTTGAACCGTTGCCGCATCAGTTAAATTATCTGGCATAAATAATACGACTTCGCCATCGGCAGTACTTGGTTGACGATCTTTAGGAGATACTGGAGAAATTAATGGTTGTTGGTTACATAATAATTTGCCGTTATGGTATACAAGACTATCACTAAGAGCTCCGACATAATAGGTATCCATAGCACTAGCGCCATCAAATAATCTGTCGTCAGGATCTCTTAATAGTAAATATTCTTGACCAGGGAATAAACCATCTTTTAATGTTAAATAATGATAATCTTTATTCCAGATAATATTCTTAGGATTGATTAACATACCATCTAAGAATAAAATTACCTCGTCGGTATTCGTAATAACACGAGGATCATAATAAATCATATTATTACCACTATGACCTATTTGACCTTGTTGTACAATTAATGATTGATCGCCAGTATTATAAATAGCTGTCGCATCAATATTTGGTTTACCGTTCTCAGTATTCAATACACGATTAGTACCGGCAACAATATTATTATCAAAATTAACAGTACCAGCAGCATATGCATTATCTTCACCAGGAACATATGTTTCGATAACTGTCCACGGCATATTAACTTTAGCACGAGGCACAAAGATTTTATTATCACGATAAATTAATCCGCCGAATGTCGGATGAATTAATTCACCAGCTACAAACACTAACGGAGATTTGAATTCTTTATGTAATTGAATAATACCTTGATTATCAAGATTAGTTTCGACAATATAGCCAGAATCTTTTACGAAGTTTTTAAATACATGTACTTCGTCTTCTTTATAAACTTTATCTTCGAGTTTAACAAGTTGATTTTTTAAATCGACATCGTAAAATTGTTCTTCGAGCATTAAGCCATCGAAGAATAGATTAATAGATTCTGGTAAATCAGGGATATGGAAACCTTGGAACAAGTTACCATTATTTAATTTTTTAAGAGAACCCGTATAATTAATCCAGTTAAAATCATACGTTACTGCTAAGATATAATCATAATTTTGAACGGTACGATAATTTAATGCGATTTGTTTATGCATAATTACATAATCACCAAATCGTTTATCTGGATCATCTTTCATCGATACATCTTGTTTTTTACCGAGTTTATCGACAGTCGGTTTATCAGGTTTATTATAATTAATTTCAGGATGAAGTCGTGCATTAATCGCATCGACTTCAGGAACACCAGACGTGTTATTTAAAGAATTAGCTGTGCTATTTGTTATGCCAGTCTCAAAAGATTCTCTATATGGATATAAATGATCACCTTTGTATTCGCCAGCTTTGAATCCATAAAATTCTGTATTGTTAGGATTAATATCGATAATAGCATTTGTATTGCTATCATCTTTATTAATCTTAAATAAACGTTTAGTAATATTAGATAATTTTTGTGCATTGATATGCAATGCACTTAAATTTTTATCTTGAGCTTTTACAGTCGGATATTGAAAGCAAACAGTATTAACTTTTTCATAATCATCGACTAAACTATTTTCAATAAATATTCTATCGTTATTCACGTTAGGAATAACGTATTGAGTACGATGGTTAGGATCGACTAATAAGTCATGTTCTGGTGCAGTAAATGGATCTTTCCACTCTATATCAAACTCTGTAGTCTTTTCGGAATAATTATCTTTAGAAGCTTGATAACCAGTCTTCAATTCATTTTCATAACGTTTAGAATCTTCGTTTCTTAAAGACGGAACTGTTACGTTACCAACAGAAAGTAACGGACTAACTAATGCAAAGTCGGCGAAAGCTGCTTCGTTAAATTGTGCATCGTCAGCTTGAATCGATTTAATCGGTTTCCATTCACGACCATCAAAATATAACAAGATACCATTATAAATCCATAACTGACCCTTAATAGGATTAGCCGGAGTCGTTTCTTCCATAAGGTGTGTAATAAGCTGGAATTTATTATCATAAATATTAACCCAAGCTTTTTTTACACCGTCGTAATATTTTAACTCATTAGTTCTATCGTTACGCCACAAAGCACCATGAGTTATATTATCAGGCACAGCTTTTGAACCCGATACTTTTTCTTGCTCAGTCATATCTGGATTGATATCTTTTACAGCGAGAAAAATATCGTACATCTCTTGATTAAAGAGTTGTTCAGATCCTCTACCTTGTTTAAAAGTTCTATTTTTCTTCATATATTAACCCAAATCTTTCGGAGCAAAAATAATATATTGAAATTCTATTCCTTGAGAACCAGTATTACCAACATAAATAAAATTATTATCTTTTTTAACCCACATGTCTCCGACTCGACCTTGATTATCAGAATGTAGTGGCTTAATTGATACGAATGATGGC